AACCTTTTGCTTGAGCAGGCACAGGCCACCGCAAGCGAACAGGCCGCAGACATTGTGGCCCAATGCGGGGCAGAGCCAGTGGAGGAAGCAGCCGAACCAGAGCCAGCCGAGGAACTGTCCCAGGACGCACACTGGGACAAATACCGAGCCATAGAAGCACGGGAAGAACGGCGGGCCTACTACCTCAAACACATCAAACCACTACTTAAGTAGTTAATAGAAAGAAATTCGAATGCCGAATAATTTGAATGGAATCAACCTGCAGGCGTTGGCTGAGTTATCAGTTGACTTCCTGGGGCAAACATTTGCACCCCTGCGCTCAGTTGCAAGGGATTTCACTGGCGACCCTTCAGGCTCTGGTGAGTCTGTTGTGACTCGTTACGCTTCAGCACTCACCGCTCAGGACCTGTCTGGTGGCTACACTGCTGCAGACGTAACCTCAACGAGCGTAAGCATTTCCCTTAATAATATGAAGGGCTTCTCCATGGGCTTTACTGACTATGAAGTCAGCCGTGCCGCTGGAGACATTAACTGGCTGACCTCAGTCTTCCTGCAGCCTGCCTACGAAACTGTGGTCGACAGCATAATGACGGCGATTGTCTCCAAGGTGGTTTCGGCTAACTTCTCCAACGCTACCACCTCTGCAGCTTCTGCTTTTGATTCAGACGACATTGCAGACATTGCTGGAGCCTTAAGTAGCCGCAAGGTCCCCCGTGGTGAACGCTCCATTGTCCTCAGCCCAACCTACTATGCCAACGTCCAAAAGGACACGGTTGTGGGTGCAGCTAACACCTATGGAGGCACTGAGGGTGTCCGTGAATACAACGGCAACCGTGTCCACGGTTTTGACCTGTATGAATACACTGGAGCCATTAACGGTGCCTCCAGCACAACCACCAGCGAAAACCTGCAAGGTTTTGCACTGCACCCCAGCGCCATTGCTGTAGCAGCCCGATTCCCTGCCGCTCCTGCTGACTCCTACGTGCAAACCGAGAACGTCTACGACCCTGCAGTGGGCTGCCCATTGCAGCTCCGCTCCTGGTATGACGCCACTGCTGGAAAGCACATGGTATCAGTAGCTTGCCTATACGGGGTAGCAGTCGGAAACGCTGCAGCCCTCCAGCGCATTAAGTCGGCCTAGTCTTCTTAATGAGTAACACTCTCCAGGGACTAAACTTGAGCCAAGTGGCAAGCCAGACGCTTGACCACCTTGGGCTCAGTTTCCCCATGTTCGCCCACTTTGCCAGAAACTTTTCTGACACTGTGCGGCAGCATGGGGAGAGTGTAGTCACCAGAATTCCTGCTGTGCTATCAGCTCAGGACTTGTCTGGTGGCTACACCCCTGGGGACGTGAGTTCCACTCAGGTAGAAATAGAGTTGGACCATATGAAAGGCTTCGTTATTGGCCTTTCAGACCTCGAAGTCAGCAAAGCAAGAAGTGCTGATTTTGTTTTTAATATATTCACACGTCCTGCCGTGGACGCAGTGGCAAAATCTTTTGCTGATTCATTGCTTGGCCTCATAACCCCCAGCAACTTCCCCACAGCAATTACCAAGTCGGCAGCAGACTTTGACACTGACGAAATAGCTCAAGCTCAGCAGTTGCTTAGCACAGCCAAGGCCCCAAAGTCCATGAGGTCAATTCTGCTAGGCACAGACTACACAGCCAGCCTCATGAAGGACTCCATGATTTACTCTGACCAATACGGCAGCAGAGACCCACTGCTGACTGGTGAGGTTATGGACGTCTTTGGCATGGGGGTTGTGGAATACCAAGGCATTCCCACAGCCAACAACCTTCGGGGCTTTGCCTGTCACCCTTCAGCCCTAGTCATGGCAGCCCGCCATGTGGCTGAGCCTTCAACTGGAGGCAGGGTGGAAACACTCTCAACCGTAGAACCAAGGACAGGCCTGCCTGTCCAATTCCGCAAGCACTATGACGCAACGCTAGGCAAAACAATGCTCAGTGTCTCATGCCTATGGGGAGTAGCCCTGGGTAACACCACTTGCGGAGTCCGAATTTTAACACCTTAAAGAAAACAAATTACCATGATTCAAAAACCCTCTATAACCATTGGCATTCTCCCAGACGGGTCCTCCCAGGTCCTTGAGGTTGGGGACGCTGAACTGTGCAAGCAGGCATTCCTGTCCGAGCGGGAAAACCCCAGCGGCAAATTCGTTGACCTGTTTGTCTACCGTAAGCCCCCCTACTGGAAGCGGGCAAAACTTTCCACTGACCAAGCAGCACCAGCGCCCAAAAAGAAGGCCTCTAAGAAGAGCGCCTGACCCTCCTGTTGTGACTGGCCCAGGTGCGGCGGGACACTGCCCGCCTGGGCCTTTTGCTTATGGCTGCAATACACGTAACAGGCTGGAGAGACGGGTGGCTTTATGAGCAAGCCACAGCGGCAGCGCCTACTGTGTGGACCACTGTGGACACGTCCCAGGACCTGACCTACACAGCAAACGCTGAAGTCATTCTGAGAGTCACGGCAGACTCAGCGCAGTATGACTCCACAGCCTACACGGTGAAGGTCTACACGGACGCACTGACCTATGCCACAGCCCAGACAGTCACACTGGACGTGCCACAAGGCAATGGCAACAGCAGGACAGACTATTTCAACCTGACAGTCAGCGGGGGCTATGGGTCAGTCAGCTCCACCAACACCATTGAGGCAGGCCACCACAGGGCCCGCTTTGCCTACGAGCAGCAGGTGGAACTAGAGAGAAGCCTAGGCTGCATATTTGATTACTCAGGGACTTTGTTCAGAGGCGTGGAGTCAGGACGCACAGACACCAAACAAATGGAAGAGGGCGGCATTTTGGAAGGGTATGACGTAACCATAACCTCCTCACGCAAACAGTGGGCTGACCAGAACATGAGGCCACTGGTCGGGGCAGTGCTTACCCGTGGAGGTAAGAGGTTCAAGGTGGAAACGGTGGTGACTAATGACGGGGCCTTTGAGTTAGGCCTCATGAAAAAGCATGGCTAGTGCCTCCATGGTTAGGCTTGAGGTGGACGGCAAACGCTTCAACAAGGTCCTGATGAAATACCTTACCAGGACAGGCAAGAGCTGGACTGACGAGGTAAACAAGAGGGCTTTTAACATTTGCCTCAAAAGTATACGTCACACCAAAAGCGCCACTGACAAACGCATTCAGCGGGACTTGCTGAAAGGGGCAAAGACACAGCCAGCACCACGAAAGAGGCGCAAGCGAGGGGCAGGCAAAGGCAGACGCAAAAAGGCACCAGTGGCAGCAATTTTAATTAACCACGCAAGAGGCAAGCGTGGTGAACCAGGGTTGCACGGCAAAGCCATGCAGGCTCAGGTAGACAAGAACATTAGGTCCAGACAGAAAGGCAGAGGTTTTATGAAGGCAGGCTGGCTGGGGGCAGCAGACGACATAAGGCCCTACTTGGCAAAGCCAAAACCAAAACCAAAAGGCCAAAGCAGTTTTAGCAGAAAGGGCACAGGCATTCATGCCCGCTATGGAGCCTTGAAGCCATGGGCCAAAGTCACCCACGGGGTTGCTTGGTCGGACAAAGTGCCCGCAGCAGTCAATGGGCTGAAAAAGGCAGTCAGAGCAGAGACTAGAGACATGCTTGTCTACCTCAAAAGAAAAGTCCGTGAGGACTGGCAACGAACCAACAAGAACAAGTGAGCTACCGCAAACAGTCAGAAGAGGCCATGAGGGACTACCTGCAGAGCAAGGTGGGTGTCCCAGTCTACGCTGCAACAAGGGACGAAATAAAAGGGCTTCCCTGTGTTGTGGTGTCATTTGAGGGTGGCACTGAGAACCCGCCCCACACGGGCAACATGGACGTCCAGTTGTCTGTCATGGTGCAGAGTGAGGTGGACGGTGAGGCCCAGCCTGGAGCGCTGGACATACATGACACAACCCTCAGCCAGGTTGAAGACGCTTTATTCTACTCAGGCCTCAATGACCTTAACAACTTCTCAACAGACTTTCACTTTTTCGGTGTAACAGAACACCAGGGCAGCACAAGAGACATGGACGAGGGAGTCCTAACCGAAACCATAACCATAACCCTAGCCAGTGCGGCAGGTAACTTTTCATGAGCAAAATACTTAAGGGCACAGCTTTTTCATACGGCAGCCGCACTGGCGGTGGAGTCATACAGGTCAGAGTCTCAGATGACTCAGGAGTCAAATTTTCTGGAGAAATGTATGCTTCAGAAATTCGCCTGTCCTATGAGGGGGACCAAGCCACGGCAAACAACAGTGACGGTGAAGTGGTCAGCGTGGTCAGCTTCAACCACCGCAAGGTCCTAAACCTCACAGGCATTGTCCTTGCCACTAGCCAAACACCAAACGCTGGAGGTGTGGACAGTGTGACTAACGCCAACCTCGCATTTTCTGCCCCATTCAAAGTGGGCTGTGACCTGTGGATTAGCTACGGGGCAAACAATGAGTGGCCTGAGGTCAACAAGTCTGGGAGCGCTGGGTGGGGCTCCACTAGCAACCCTGGAGGTGTGCACGGTGCTCCTAGCTATGGAGACTTCCACATTACTGGTGCTGAAAAAACTAGGTCAGCGGGCAACTTTGCTGAGTGGAGCATAACCGCAGTGGAGCATATTCCAATTGACTATGACGGGGCAGGCAACGCTGACGACTCAAACAATTAAACCAAGGACATTTCGATGAGCAAAATTCTCAAAGGTAGTGCCTTTACCTACGGCACAAAGACAGACGGCACAGCCCTTAGTGTTAGCATTAACGGGGGCTCTGCCATTTCCATTTTCCCAACTGAGCTGAGGCTTTCCTATGAGGGGGACACCAACACTGCAACCAACAGCAACGGGGAGGTCATTTCCCATTGTAGTTACAACCAGCGCAAAGTCCTCAACTTAACAGGCATTGTCAGCGGCACTGACGTAAGCAACGCAGATAGCAATTTTGCCACCACCTTCCTGGTAGGCCAGTCCCTAGACATTGACCTGACTGAGTGGGCTGAGGTGGATGACGGGTCGGGCAACTACATTATAACCAGCGCCGAAAAAACAAGGTCCAGCAGCAACTACGCTGAGTGGTCCATTTCAGCAATAGAATACGAAAACGTAACCAACTAATGTCCTCCACTTGGGCAGCAGCAGCAGTGCCAGGGCCTGTCTACGTGGGTGGACAGAAGCTCAAGGCTCTGTCCTACGGGCATGCAGTGCTGCTTGAGCGGGTTGGCATTTTGGAAATTCTGACACCCCTGGAGTTCTGGGGGTTTGTTGGCATTTGCCAAAGAGACTTCAAAGATGGTTGCAAGTGGTTGGACTGGTTCCTGAGCCCGCTTGGGCAATGGTATTACGCAAGGAAACCAATGCCAAAAGACAAAACCAAGGCACTTGCTGAGGCCCTTGTCTACATTCAAAGCAACATGCAATTGCCAGAACTCTTGGAAGTTGAAGGCAAAGGACATGCCACTGGGGCAAAATATGGGGCACCCATTTTGCAAACACTCAGGACGGTTGCACTGAGCAAACTGAACTACACACCCTCCACCATAATGGACTCAGGGCTTTTGCAGCTCATGTGGGACTGCTTGGCATACAACGAGCAGCAAGGGGGGGCCAAAATAATAGACGGCCAACTTGCGGCAGGCATTGCTGAGCTGGAACGCCTGCAAGCAGAAAGGCAAAAAGCAAATGCCTAACATATTCTCAAAGGTCTTCCTCGACATTTCTTCATGGAACTCCTCCATAAAGAAAATGAGGGCTGGCATGAACAACTACGTCAAGGAAAGCGCTAAAGGCTTTGCTGGACAGTTTGCTGGCATGATGGCTGTGGAGTCCATTGCCAAAGGAATAAGCAACCTTTACACCAACGCAGCACAGATAAGAGACGCTGCCATTACCTACGACACAGACACAGACACCTACCAGAAAATGGCTGCAGCAGCCAACTCAGCCAGAATGCCCGTTGACAGGTTCTATGACGCAGTCAAGGACCTAGCAGTCAAACAGCATGAAGCACTAAACGGCAGCAAGTCATGGCTTGCTGTGTTTGAGCGCTATGGCTTCACGCTGGACGACCTGAGAGACAAGTCACCCGTGGAAATGTTCCAAAGCTTTGCCCAGGCTGTGAATGAAGCGGGACAGGAGACAGGGCGCATGGGGCAAATTCTGGCAGACTTGGATGACCTGATGAGTGACCCAGGGGCTGAGCTGACGGCAGCGCTGACTCAAGGCAAGTTCAACAACATAAACCAGGGCCAAGTGCTATGGAAAAGCGAGGACATAAGACTCCTGGCAGACACAGCAGAAATGCTCAACTCATGGCTGCAGGGGCTTAAGGGATTTGGCGCAGATTTTCTGTCAGGCACTTGGGACTTCCTAGGCAAAGCTGGAACACCTCTTGGAATGCTTTCCAACCTATTTTCGGGCAACACCATGAGAACCATGCAAATGGAAAACGAGCTGGAGAGGAAGAAGCAGGAACGGGAAAACAATGGAGCCCTCAAGGACATTGCTGACGGGGTTAACCGAATGAGCAAATGAGTGTCATACTGAAAGGGACTTCAGCCCTGACTCTGGAGAGTGAAAACAGGTCATGGACTCAAGCCACAGGCTGGGAGTCCACATACCGCTACAAGGGAACCTGGGCTAACGTAGAGGCAGCCCTCAATGGCTCAGCGTATGTCCAGAATGCCTCCAGAATAGACGCAAGACAGGAGGCTGGCGGGTATGGTGTGCTGGAAGTCAGCTTTGCAGCGGAGGACAACACAGACGCAAACGTCCAGTCATACCAGGAGGAGACAGACACCTGGACATTGCAGCCCAGCAAATACCAAGCAAACATATGGGAGCACCCATACTTTGACTCACTGGACGACAGCAGGCAGGTCTACACTTCCAGCAACAACTCAGCCTCCACATTGAGGGGCACAAAATACCGCATAAGAACTGCAGTAGATGCCTACCTTGCGGCGGTGCAAGCCAACTTTGAGTCCAACACAAAGGACGATTCCAAGGTGGACTTGCACGACAAACTGAAGGAGTGGGACACTGGGGCAAATGTCTATGGTGGCCTGAGTGACGCACAAAAACAGATTGCCCTAGACTTGGTCCTCATGCTTCTTGCAGGGAAGGACACTTATGAAACCTCACGCTACATTCTGAGGAACACAAAGGTGGTGCCAGGAAACACAAACCTCAGCCTGAGCCATTTTCAAGTAGAGTCTCAATGGACCACCCCTGAGGTGGTTGCATACATTACAGACAACAGCATTGCCAGTGTCAGCAAGTATGCCCTCATTGGTGACATTGCAAACACATTCTGGGGCTCGTCCAGCGCAGACAAAAGCTACTGGTTTAAAGAGGCACCAGTCATTCATGAAGTGCAAGGGGGCAAATTCGAGGTAGTGCAAGAGTGGGTCAATTACAAGTATGGGGAACTCTCAAGCCTACTCTACCCCTACTACGGCAGAGCATGATAACTTTCAAGCGCTTACGCCAATTCAACGTCCAGGCAGTCCTGCAAGCCATTAAGGAGTTGCAAGACGCAGTGCTTGCCCTGCAGCCCATGAAGTCCTCAGGCACTCTGATTAACCAGAGCCCCAAGGGCACCACCATTAGGGCAAGCAGGGCAAGCAAGTCCTCAGGGGGTGCTGCCCCCACTTCAGACCAACCAGCAAGGTGGCAGTGACACACTGGGGCCCTATTGTGAAGGGCTCTAGTTGGCTTTGTCCAAATTTGGAGACACACCTGCCCCAGGCACTCAGCCTGGACTCTCCTGGGCCCGCTAAAGCTTAAACCAATGCCAAGCGAGCGTTTTTTCGTCCACAAAGAGGACGGTTCATTAGTCAGGCTGAAAGGCCGCCTTGTCAGGTTTCTAGACGAGGAACCACCCACAGGAAGCGACAAGTCTGCCATCCGCACAGCCCTAGAAGTGTCTCCAGACGCTGAGGGCTTGGTGCAGGCAGATGTAGGGACAGGGCCCAATGAGATACCATTGAACGGTTTTTTGGGGCGTCAAGCATACGCCGAAACCCCAATGGTGCCAGCGCCATCAAGCGCAACCTCACCAGGCGTGCAAGGCGAGATTGCGGCAGACGCCTCATATGTTTACGTCTGCACCGCAACCGACACTTGGAAGCGAGCCGCAATAGCAACTTGGTAAATTTTATATAGTCATGGCATATACAGACAACTTTCCACAGCGCCCAGTTTTTATGGCTGACTTTGCCAACGGTGGCCGAGTGGACCCTCGTATCACGTTCAGCCGCTCAGACACGCCTCCCACCTATGCTGCGCCAAGTGCGGTGCATTACTGGAGCAATGAGAAACACCTAAGCAGTGAGAATGTGCTTCTGCAATCAAACACGTTTGACACGACTTGGGCGTCAAACGATGTCACTCGCACCAGCACAGCGTCTGCTGGACCTGACAGCTCGTCTGCTGCGTTTTTGGTTTACCCTAATACCAACAGCTCTAATGCGAGAGTTTACCAACCTGTAACGGTTGCCAGCGGCGAGCGAGGTGTTCTGAGCGTTTACGCCAAACAGTCGGGAAAAACGATTCTGGCAATCGTCGAGCAGATTGCCACGGGAGGCGCCTTATATAGCTATTTTGACCTAACAGACGGAAGCTCCTCTGGCACATCAAACCATACTCGAACCGCTACGGCATCGGGTAACGGCTATTACCGCTGTAGCATCGCATTGACCCCAAACGCATCCCGCACTGCAAATGTGTATTTCTATGTAGTTGATGCCGCTGGAAGCCTGACCGCAACTGCCAGCGGAACTGACGGCATATACCTGTTTGGCTCGCAGTATGAGACGCTCGCCTCTGGTGGTCCTACGGCATACAACGCCACCACAACCCAAATTCACCGTGAGTATGCCCCCACGCTCAAATCGGTGTCCACTGCTGGTCAGCCTCGATTCGAGTATTCACCAACAGACTCAGCGTCAGAGGCTATAGGGTCCAGCAGAGGGTTGCTCATCGAGGGAAGTAGCACAAATTTGCTGCCATACTCATCGGACGCAAGTCAGCTCTCTGGCACTAAAAACGAGGTCGAAAGCAACGTAGCTATCGCGCCAGACGGGACGCTGACAGCCGACAAAATGAGGGTCGACGATGCTGTTGGCACGGGTAACTCCCTCCGCATAGGCACTTGGTCTGTCACTAGCGGACAGAAATACACAATCAGCTACTATGCCAAAGCGGCTGAACTTGGTTTTATTGTAATCAACTTCCGCAATTTCAACAGCGCATTCACCAGCGCAAATGCCTACTACAACCTCAACACCGGCACGGTAGACTCCAGCTCTAACCTAGACTCCTATGGAATCGAGAGCTGCGGCAATGGTTGGTATCGGTGCTGGGCAACTGCGACCGCAACGGCCACCGCAACCGCTACATACTACCTATGGAATGTGGCTGAAACTGGTGTAACCGAGATAGACCGAGATGGCTACTCAGGGGTGTTGATATGGGGAGGGCAAATTGAGGCTGGTCATATGTCATCGCTAATTTCAACTTCTGGCTCAGCGGTGACGAGAGCAGCTGATTCTGCCGCTATGGTTAGTTCCAGCCTGTTTGATACTGGCAGCGGTGCAATCATCTGCGAGCTAGGTCCAGTTGCTGGCACTGTTTACCCAACCGCATTTGCTCTCACTGACAGCAGCACTCAAAACATCGTCAGATGTCAGGGCAACAATGGAGCGACTCAAATGTCGCTTGTCGTCAATGCAGACAACAGTGGAGTGGCCACGATTACGCAATCATTCACGTCTACTGGAACCAAGCTTGGAGTCAGCTACGACACGAACTCATTCAAGTTTTGCACGGATGGCGGCACGGTTGACAGCGACACTGCTGGACAAGTCCCAGAGGGTTTGAATCGGCTGGAGATTGGGGGCGACACCTACAGCAGCAGCAGTCTCAACGGGAATGTTAAACGCATAGCAGTTTATTCAGCCCTAACAGACAACAACCTCCAAGCACTCACATCCTGATAGCAACTGACCACCAATCACATGTCATTCACAGACTATTACCTCGCATTCCCTGACCAAGCCACTGCTGAGGGTGTGCTCTACACAGACACCCCCATTGCTTGGGACACTTCAGACCCAGAAAGCCCTGTGGTCATCGAGACTGAGTTGAGGCCCAATTTCCGCAACATTGACACCCTGCCTCTCATAGTTGAGCAGGAGGGCCAGTATGACCCTGAGACGGGCGAGGAGTTGGTTGCCCCAGTTTACAGCCCTCTCTACCACGTCAATGTCAGAGCGCTTCCTGGCGAGGACACCAGTGCCCTGGAAGCGTATGCCGTAACCCCTAACACCCCAGCCAGAGTCTGGGCTTGAGCTAGTGGAGCAGACCTGGACTGAAAGCCTAAAAGTGGGGTTAGTGGGGGCAATAGGCTTCACAGTCTCTGGGTCCACCCTGGACGAATGGCTGAGGCTTGGCATTGGGTTTGCCACCTTTGCCTACACCATAGCCAAGGCTGGGTCTGCTTGGCTGGACTTCATGAAAAAACGAAATGAAAAAACTAAAGAACCTTCTTGAAATAGCCCTCCTCTGTGGGGCCCTTGTTGCCTTGTCTGGTTGCACTCAACTCAAGTCCGTGGGGGACTGGGTCTATGAGGCTGAGGT